TCTTAACTACAGTTGTTTTTGTCTAAATCAATTGGCTTGCCATCAGTATATATCCATACCCATGAAGAAATTTTAGTTCCTTCTTGTGTATAGGTACATTTTTTACCTAATGTGGCCGTACAGGCGCTCAAGGCAAATAATAAGGCAAGAACCAGGAATAATTTATTCATGTTTCTCCTCTTTCGCTTCATTTTTATCGGGTTGTTGTTCTGTTTTATCTTGTTGACAACATGTACCAGATTTTTCTTTTTCTTCTGTGTGTGTTTTACAACACTTTGTTTTATCTATTGACATGATTCACACTCATCATTATTGGCTGTGGCTGCGGAAGGTTTGCAACTACATGATTGACATGGGCATACACCATTCATGTCAGAATGTTCATTCAAAGAACAGTGACAGTCACAATAACAACTTTTACATTTATTTATCATTTACTTTTTAAACTTCTTTGTCATCTCTGGTCAAAAAATCCCAAAATTTTATCCACCATCTTTTAAGCATTTTTGATCCTCCTATTATAGGAAATACCGGTCGGTATTTTAAATTATTTATTAACTAATTTACCAAAAAATAAATAACAACGATTACTATTACTATAGCAATCGATATTTTTTTATGAGCTTTTGCTAGTGCCCAAACTTCTTTTATGTGTTTCATATTTTCCTCCTAATGTATTTCGCCCCAGTTTTTACCAGCTTCATAGTCTACCTTATTAGGGACTTTAAGTTCAACTGCTGCTTCCATTATTTGTACTATTCGTTTTGCCTGTTTATCATCTTCTACAGAAATGTCCAGTTCATCATGAATCTGAATGTGTGGAATAATTCCTTCTTTGTAGAGGTCTAGCATACATTTTTTTGTCATATCAGCAGCTGATCCCTGAATAAGTTTGTTTAATGCCTTGTAAGTATAGGCCCGTTTTATCCCTCCAGGCCCGTGTTCTTGAACAGCGTCATCAAAAGATAGAGGTTTATGAATTCCAAAATAATTAGGTTCCCATAAATGAAATCTGCATAGTCTTCCTAATAAAGTTCTAATTTGTCCACGTTGCTGGGCTCGATTAGAGACCGCATTCATTAATTGTTTAACAAAAGGAACTTTAGAATGATAAAGTTGAAAAAGATCTTTTGCTTTTTCTTCACTTACTCCTAGTTCTGCTTGAAGTTTAGCTTTACCCATTCCATAAAATAATCCAAGATTAATAGTTTTGGCTTGTAGTCTAGGAATATTTGCCATGTCTGCTACAATTCTATGAAAGTCTGCTTCTCCATCTTTATAAGCATCTACTACATTCATGGCAGATGGAAGTTGTTGAAGGGATGCATAGTGAACTACTAATCGAGGTTCCTGTTGATTGTAGTCAAAGCATCCCCACTCGCATCCTGATTCTGGTATAAAAAGGGAACGAATCAGTGGACCTAAGTCTTTATTGCGAGCAGGAATTTGTTGTAAATTTGGATGGGCATAACTAAACCTGCCTGTAACGGTACCACCATCATCTGATCTAATTTGATTTATGTCTGCATGGATACGGCCGTTATGCTCAAAGCGAATGATCGTATCAATAAAAGTTGTATGCGCCTTGTTTATTTCTCGAGCTTTTGCTATCTTGTTAACTATAGGATGGGAATGAGAAGAGAGAAAATTTTTAGTGAAGGAGGGAGCATTTGTTTTTAAAGTTCTTTCATAAGGTATTTTTAGTTTGTCAAAAACTGTGGCAATCGATCGTGCAGCCCATATTTGGGTATCTATTTTTGTTTCTTCTTTTATTTCTAGCAGGAGTTGCTTTTCTTGTAATGCTAATTGCTGCTTCAGTTTGTGAGCTTTTTGAACGTCGACGCGAACGCCTTTAAATTTCATATCTACTAGACAGGGAAATAAATCTGTTTCTAATTCAAAGATAGCTCTTAGATCCTGGTTGGCAATTTCCTGTTTTAGTTCTTGCCATAAATAATAAGTAAGTTCAGCGTCTTTCTCCGCATATGTTCCCACATACATGGCAGGAAGTTTCCACAGTTCTGATTTGGGATTTATTCCCCAGTCGTCAGCAGCCTTTCGTAAAGCGGTTTCATCTTTTCCTTGACCAATATATTCTCTTCCTAAACTATTTAAATCATAACGGAATCTATTTTCATTTATTAAAGATGCAGCAATCATAGTGTCATAAATATTTCCATTTATTTCTATTCCCATAGATCGGATCCAACACACATCGTACATGGCATTGTGAAAAATTTTGACAGAGTTAGATTTACAAAGGTCCCTAAACCATTGAATTACCTTACTTTTTTCGAGGTTCCCACCCCCTTCATGATCGAACGGAAAGTAGCCTACAAAGCCTTCGGTTGCTACAGAGATACCTACAACTTTTCCATTTTTAATAACGGAACCAGATCCTTTAGATTTTAAATCAGGATCCCGAGTCTCTAAATCAATTGCTATTTCCTGACGATCGGTAAGATCAGGAAACTCTGTTGGTTTTACCCATTCTGTTTCAGGTTTAAAAATTAAATTATTCAAGAATGACCTTTTTCTGCTTCTTCTTTTGTAATGCCTGCATTCCGATATTCTTCTTCTTCGGTCATAGGCACCATTGAATAATCTCTTTCAATAATCATATCTATAAAATGTTTAGCTTTTTCCAAGTCTTGCTTTCCATCTTTATAAGGATGCCGACAAATATATTTAATAACATTTCCTTCAGCAAAGAGCAATTTATTTTCCATTACAAATTTGCTTGGTTGGATTTTCATTTTTTTATAATGCGTTCCACCAATTTGTTTATCGTATTCACTCATACAAATATAAAATACAGTTTAATTCCAAAATAAAATGTTATCATTGATAGTAAAACAAGGTCACTAGTAAGTGTATGTGGTGTCATATAATTTCTAACAGCATTAAACCAAATGCAAATGTATAAAGACAAATGATTGTGATGGTTGTAATGTTTTTCATATTTTAAATTCTTTACTCCTATCCTTGGATCTTATTAAAAACAAATTGTGTTTGGTTCTGGTGATCCCAACGTACCAGACCCTTTGTTCTTCATCCCTTTTTGTTTGTGATTTCCTTGCTGCTTTAATAGTATTGTTTGTCTGACTTTGCAAGATAATTACGTTAGAGGCCTCTCCTCCTTTGGATCCATGGAGAGTGATGACTTTGACTCGAGGATCCTTTTTTAGATTTTCTCCATTTTTTCTCATTGCTCTAATATAGGTTTTGGTTTTAGGAGTTACTTCGGTGAAGGCATCATACCACGGAACTTTTTTTATAGTAGGATGTAAAGCAATCAAGGAATCAAGTGTGAACATTTTATCTGTGGCTTCTTTCAGTTTTAGTCCTAATCTTTCAAAGACTCGTTGAGCTTCAATGGTATTTAATTGTTCTCCTTTTTTCCATTTTTCCCAATTTAAAATATCCTGGTACAGATTTTTACTGAGACTAGGGCCATGACTGGTTTCGAAATAGACTCCTCGTCTATGAAGCTGGGTAATAACAGGTTTTAAAAGATCGTTAGTTCTAGCTAAAATATACCAGTCTCCTTTCGAGAGGTCGATGGAGTCAATGGAAAAAAACGTTTTAACACTTCCTTTTTCAGGAGTGGGAAAATATGTTTTATCAATTCTTGCTTCTACAATACTATCTAATCTTTGTACGGCTCTGTCATAAACCAACTGTGGAACTCGATGAGATTGTTGTAAAGAAATTTCAGTAGCATCAAAATTAATAAAAGATTTAACATCAGCTCCTGCCCATCCAAAGATTGCTTGGTCATCGTCACCAGCTACATAGAGATTGGTAGAATGTTCCTGTAAAACTTTAACCATCTTCCATTGAAGAGGAGAAAGATCTTGAGCTTCATCAATAAATACGACTTTAAAGAGAGGACATACTGTTTGCCCTTTCTTGTATTCCTTATCTTTTTTTTCTATAAATTGAAGAATCATGTCATTAAAATCAATTAAGTTATAATCGCGTTTATATTCTTCTATCTTTTTATCCAATATAAAAAGTTTATCCCTTTCAATTCTTCCTAAATGTTCATTACGATCCAGTTGTTCTAGTGCGGTGATGCTTCTAAGTTTGGCCAAATTAATAATATTTAAGTATTCACTTTTATCAGTGAAGATTCCATTGAAGGCATTTTTTTCGTAAGGCGCATACTGGATTCGTACGCCTGCTTGTTCTCCGATAACTCGATAATGTTCTTCCTGTAATATATTTTCTTCTTTTAGATTTAACCGACGAAAGGCTAATGAATGAAGTGTTCGAAAATATTCTGTATCTTTTTTCTTGAGCTCAGGTCTAGCTGCTAGATACCTGTCTCTTGCTTCTTTTGCAGCTTTACGGGTAAAAGCAAAATATCCTATTTGATTTAAAGGGGTGCCCTTGTCTACATATTCTTTTACAGTATTCAAAAGGGTGTCTGTTTTTCCTGTACCTGGTGGTCCTACTACTTTATAGTTCATTAATAATCATCCTTTTTCTTGTCTGTTGGTTGATATTCAATTTGATCAATATGAAGCTGTTTAAGTTTTACACATCGTATAGTTGTAGGGCCAATGTTAT